ATCTCCGTATTTTAAACCTCCGTTAAAACCACTTTTGCTTAAAAATAGCCTTGTAATCGGCTCGTCATCAGATATCATCAACCTAGAAAAACTAAGATTTCCAACCCCCGCACCGTTTTGCATACTTTTTATAGCTCCATTATATCCCAGGAAAACTTCCTTCTCTGAGGGTATTGTATAACCCATGTTAATAGAAGATATTCCAGATATTTGTGTTCCATCTATATAGAAAGCTTGCTCTTCGTTTGCTATAAAGTTTTTCACTACCTCAATCTACCTCCAGTTCTTTGCTCTTTAGCTATAACGTCCATCACCGCAGCCTTCACTTTTTTAGCAAAACTAGCGGATTTAGTTGGATCAGACATTGAAGAACTAACACCTCCCCCAGAGTCAACATTAATATTTATGTTTACATCTCCATGGGAAATATTTGATACACTACCTGATCCACTACCGCCCTGAACTGGCAGGGTTCCCGTATTTAATTGATTCATAACATTAGAACCATATTTTTTTACGGACTGCGGGTTCATTACATACTCACCAGATGTTAACACACTTGGAACTCCTCCGCCTTTATTCCTAAGTATTACTTGATTTTGTGTCACCTGCCCCCTTTGTCCAGTTCTAGCCATTTCAGAGGCGGCTATTTGAGGCCCTTCATAACGTCTTAACGCATCATAATAATCATGCGCTGCGACCCTATCATCTGGGTTCTTGTAAATTGAGGTTGCGCTATTTCCAGGCACGTCAATGTATCCATCTCTTTTGTATTGCTTCTCAGATCTTTCTTTAAATCTTTTTTGGCCAAAATCACTTTCTCTATACTTCTGTCTTGCAAAATCTGCCACCTTTCCAATCACAGCCCCCCCGACCATTCCGTAAAGCATTCCAAGCATTGCATTTTTTTCCAGTTTCTTTTGGTAATCTTTAACTTTTTCCCTGTATTTTTCTTGGGCGGCTGTTTGTTGATCCTGACGTAATATATTTTCTTTGTCTTTAAAGTATTCCTGAATCACTCTATCGTTCGCTATAGCATATGAACTTAAATTTTTATTGATTCCTATTTCCCCTCTCGTTACTTTGTATCTCGTTACCGAACCATATTCATTAGTGTCTTCATACTCTTCTCTTTTAGCGGCGAAAGGAGCTCCAATACTGAGTCCAACTGCCCCTCCGTCTTTATATCCACCCAGTATTCCTTGATTCAAATTGTTCAAAAAGTGAACTCCGTATTTATCTACAGAACTTTTTTTAATAACATATTCCCCACCAGTAAGCATTGCTGGAACATCATCCCTAACACCACTTCCACCAGTTACCATGCCTCCATAATTATAACCAAGCCCAGTTATTTCTCCAAATGCACTTAAAACTCTTGATGAGGCACTTTTTAATACAGCTTGCTGTATATGATTTATCAATTGGATGCCTACTTTTTTCATGGCATTGCCGAAGCTATCGGCGCCGCTTAATGCCACACCCATTGCATCAGCAAGACCGTCCCTTAATTGCATAGGCAAATCTTGACCAAGTCTTGTATATATTTGCTCTGCATCGCTTTTTACATTTGCAAATCCAGATTTTAATCCATCAGTCATGTTGGGAAAAAACTCTCCCATGAATCCTCCGTCACGACGAGTTGTTCTTGACATTTGTGATGCAAGGTTTTGCATGCTTTTATCCAATGTTTCTATTGAGCTTTTTAATGAATCCGCAGCTTGTATGCTTGCTGGGTCTTGAGATTGGTAACCTTGACTTTGTCTCACTTCTGATAAAGCAGCTAGTTTTTCAGTCCTTTCATCTATCATTGAGGAAAATTTTTCAAGCTGATCAGGAGTACCAATCGATTGTTGGTTTGCCATTATCCTAGCTTCAGCCACTTCAGCTGAACTCGCTGAAGGGTCTCTAGCTAAAACTTCATATTGTTTTTGTCTTCCTAATTGCTCTACAGCTCTATCAAATGCAGATGCTCCAGCTTGAGCTTCCACATCTAATTGATTTAAATTTCTAAATTTATCAATAGTTCCTGATGAATATTTTCCAAACTTTAAAGAGCCTTCGAAGTTCTCAATATCTCTTTGAGCTTGGCGCAGAAACTCTTGATTCGTTAGTTGATTAATTGTTTCTTGATATTTATCTCCAAATACCTTCAGAGTATCTACAAGATTTTTAAATTTATTATAATTTTTATCGCTCGAAGGTATTGTTGATAACATGTTATTTAATTCATCATTAATACCTTGAATGCTTGTTCCCTCTTTTATCTTCTCATCGTATTTTTCAGTTAAATTAATATTGATATTGTCAAATGTTTTGATTTGTTGAGTTACGGCCTCATTGGCTTGCCTTGATTTATCAATAACAGTTTTTGAAGATTGGTTTGGTGTTGAAGATTGTTTAGATGCAGCCTTTAATTCAGTATTTATATCTTTTAGTTCTGAATTTAATTTTTCTAAACCTTTGTCTGCATCAGCCAATACAGCTTCCTGTGCTGCGACAAGTTCTTTTTGCTCTTTAATAGCTTCTGGTAGCCTGTCCCTGACTTTCTCATAATCACTAGAATCTATATTCCTGACGCCCTCTGAAATCATTGACGATCCTGGCCCAGCTGCATAAACTTTATAACTTTCTTTAAGTAAGTCAGGCATATTAGCTCCGCCTTCGGACAAAGAACCTCCTACATATTTCTTTAGCAGCTTGTCGCCTGCCGAAGTTAATGGTTGAAAAATTCCTTTATTTTTATCTTCCTTAAATAAATTAAATGCTTTTTCGAGAGCATCTAAAGATTTTCTTTTTGAATCTAAAATACTTGCTTGGAGCTTTCTTGCTTCCCCTGCCTGCTCTACAGCTCCTTTCTTTGCTCCTTGCTTGTCTCCAAGTTGAGCTATATAATCGCTAGGGGCTCTAGGTCTTGAAATTCCAGGTATTCCTCCACCTTTATTTACTGACACATTCGTTTTCGAGCCATCTGGGATAATTAAATTATTTCTAGATGTTTCTCCTCCATCTGGAGCCAATTCATCTTTAATAGTGTCTCCTAATTTATTGAGAGAATTGATTAGATCTCTCTCGGACATTAATCTAAGAGCATCTCTTTTGAAATTCGAAAGCATCTCTGATTGTTTTAGAGCTTTTTCTTCTTCAAATATTTTTCTTTGTATTGAGTCTTGACGTTTTATTTCTTGCTCGTCAGTCCTCATCCCTCTAAATATAGGAGACTGCTGAAATTCCAATTTACTAATATTGCTGGATGCTCTTCCTTCAGCTCTCATCAATGATAAATCAGATCGAGCCTCAAACAAACCTATTGAAGATGATCTATCTTCAAGCATGCCTTGTATTTTAGATTGAATTTTATTTATTTGATTGGTTAATTCTAAGTTTCTTTTGTCTGCAGCTATAGATTCTGCCAAAACATCACTTTTATCATAAGTCTGATTAAGCATTTCTTGCAACATTTTAGCTTGTTCAGGACCTATAGATTTGCTGAATGAAACTAATAAGTCTCCCCCTTGGTTAACAATGCTTTCATAATTTTTAACTAATGTTTCTATGGCGGCTCGCTGTTCCTCAAGAGTACCTACCCCCAAATAGGCTTTAAGTTCTCCAGGGTCATTTGGCATTTGTATACTGCCTTCTCCACGAGCATTTAAACCAGCTATTTCAAAAATTTTAGATGCTCTATCTTGATTTATCTTAGTTTCTATTTGAGCATCTAGTTGCCTGCTTGTTACCATTGATTGTAGTGCTCCAGGGCCTTGACTATTTACAGCTCTTCTAACCGCATCTAATTGAGGAGCAGTTAAATCCAATTCTTTTTCTTTTGACATAACACCCCTAAGTAAAGAAACTACATTTTCTCTATCTTGACTTCTGGCTTTCAAAGAAGCTTGCATTTGAAATATTCTAGACTCTTCGTTTGATAAAAATTCTGTAGCATTTCTACCAGACATGAATTGAGCTGCAAAATTTGATCTAGCCTGTCTGTTTTGAATATTGCCAGAAGTTCTAATTCTATCAATCTCCATAGCCTTAATGCTTTCAGCTATGGTTGTTTTAAATTTTTGAGAAACATTAAATAACTGACTAGCTATGGCGTCTGAAGCATCTCTAGTTTTTTGAAAATTCTCCACATTTTTCTTGGCCTCTTCTATGATTTCAGCAAAAGAAACATTGCCTTCTTTGAAAAGAGCCATCATTTGATCTACAGCCTCCCTTGACATTACTCCTGCATCTACCAGCTTATCAAACTCAGCTAAATCATCTAAACCCAAATCGGTATATTCTTTTAATTCTTTTTGAGCTCCACCTATTCCGAAAAACCCTCCAGTTTCAACTTGTCTTCCCGCATAAGCGCCCACTCCAGCTCCTATTGAAGCCATTAATAGAGGACTAGCTAGACCTCCAGTTAAAGCAGTTAAAAGAGCTGACCCACCTATTAATGCAGCAGCACCAATCCCAGCTCCTACACCGATAGCCCCACCAGCTAGAGTTCCTGTAGATGTGAAACCTTGTCTACCTTCAGCTGTTGCTCTAAGGTTTTTCATTGTTTCTGGGTCTAATTGTTTACCAGTTGCAGTTCTAGTTTCAAGACTGGTTTTTATAGCATCTAATGTACTAAAAACTTGGCTTTCTGTGGTTTTACCATTTCTGATATTCTGAGCCATTATAGAGCTGATAGCAACTCCAGCATTCCCAGCATTCCCAGTTCTTAATGCCATTCCGAAGTTTTGAATTGATGTTGCTACTGCCGTTTGGTCACTTAATTCCTTTTCTATCTTAGATAAAGTGAGTGGGTCTCCTCCAGACTGAGCCACTCGCTTTAAAATTTTTGGATCAGTAATATTTGACATCATTTGATTGATTGAAGAATCAATTCTATCCAATGACATTGTATCTCCTCGCCCAAAAGCCTCGGCTCTTGCCGAAGACATTCTTTGTATATTTGAAATTGCTTGGATGTTTTGAGATGTTACAGAAATTTCTTTTTCCCTCATTCTGATTTGCTCATCTATAGTTAGCGTGGCTTTTTGCATAGATGATATAAATCCAGCCGCTCCTCCCACTATGGCTCCTGGAAGCCCAAAAATAGCACCCATTCCAGCTCCTACTAATGTGCTTGGCAAAGCTCCTGTGTCACTTACTCTATAAGATCCATCTTTTAAAGTTGCCCTGTCTTCTCTGCTTACTTTATTTTCTAAAAATCCAGCTAGAGCAGGCAATATAAAAGAAGCTCCTAACCCCACTGACCCACCAAAACCTTTTAATCCATTGGCAAATTGTTTCGTTGGGTCTTTTAAAAATCCCCCTATTCTGCCCGCTCTATTTGCTATCCCTCCTCCAGCTCCACGGCTAATATTTTGCCCAAGGTATCCTGCTTGAAAAGACCCGAGAAGTCTCTGTCCAAAACCTTTAACCCCTGTTTCTCTGGAAGCTAAGTTGTTCCTCGCCTTGCTTGCTGAGCTTTCAGACCTCCGTCTTGATTGGTCCTGCTTTACGGTTTCTCTTATTGCTGATGTCGCACCTTGTAATGTTGAAATTGCCGTAAGATTCCTGGCGCTAGAAGAAGCATCATTTCTTAATTGTTTTTCTAGGTTATTTGCTAATTTTGTATTTCCTGATTGTAAGGCTTTTGTAAAAGCATCTAATTTTCCTAAAAAGGGCTTCGCATTTCCCCTCACTAAACCACCAAATTCACCACTTCTAAATCCAGCCATAGCCAATGATTTATTTGAAGAAAGAACCCCTTGCTCTTTCATGAAGGAACTAAATTCTCTCCTTGCTGATGTTCCCATACTAGCAATTATTTTATTTGCTTCTTTTTTGTCTTGTGTTTGAATTCCCTTTGATTCTAAAAAGCTTTGTGCATAAAATTTCCTAGCTTCATTTTTGTTAAATCCCTTACCTCTTTCTTCAAACACTCTAGATTGAGACCTAACCTTACTCTCTGCTTTTAAAGCTTTGTCCATTGCCCTTGCTGTAGTTAAAGGCATATTCATCATTTGTTTTGCTTGCGTGTCTAAGTTTCTATTTAATGCATTTAGGGTTCTTAGTGTTTCTTTATTTTGTTCTACATTAGTTCCCTTAGATATGTTTTTCAGTGCTAGTGCTTGTGCGGTCGCCAAAGACTTCTCAAGCTCTCTTGGTCCTTGATTTGCAAATTGAGCTGCTAAAGCTCCTACAGCGCCTCCTTTTTGAGCTACTGATTGTAAAGCTTCAGCTCTAAACATTTGTTTTGCGAATTGTCGCCTGTCTAGAGATTCCTTCCCCATCAATCCAACTCTAGCTGATTCTTTTAAGTTGTATTCTTTTATGAGATTGGTGGTTTTTCCAAATGAATTTGCTATTCTATTTAAATATTGAGCTCCTCTTTTAGTGCTAGCGCTAAATAAGTTTATACTGTTTCTGGCTTCCATGAAAGATCTCTCCATCATATTTAAACCTTCTGCTCGAACGGCTCCTGCCGCTTGACGTCTTACATTAATTACATCTCCTAGATCCAATGCATAATTAGGCATTGAGGTTTTTTGATTAGGATTTAATCCTCCGTGTAAAGCTCTAGCTTTAGCCAAAGAACCTCCTTCTTGTTCTTTGTTAACAACAGCTAGTCCAGGGTTTCTTGAACTTTTAAGAGAGGGGGCGGAGACGACTTTAGGAGTCACTCCGAAAGAAGCTTCTCTGGATACAGCGTCCGCTACAGCCCCAGCATATCCAGGATTTGAATTCAGTATATCTTTTGCTTTACTAGAAAATAATGCATAGTTTGGCACATGGCCTTGATTCGACATTTTATAAGTCCAAGAGTCGCTGCCCCAATTACCTTCTGGCTCAAGCTCATCCTTACTGAATTTTAAATCTTTATTTTTCTCGACTTTAAATTTTCCTTTTTTGGCTATACTGTCAATTACTCGCATAGCTGATTTTGATGTAGTCATATCTCCATACAAACCAGTATAACCACTCTTTTTAGCATAACGAGCCATGAATTCATAAAGTTGACGACCGTAACCTTTGCCTCTTAATGCTTGATCAGATTCACCAGTAAAGATAACTTGCAATCCCGTCTTTCCAGGTCTTTTTGGATCATCAATTTCTGTAGCTTGAGACTTTACGAATTTTTTATCCCCTACAAACGAAGAAAACTGAACCTGTTTTGGCGGCCCAAATGGCCCATCTTCCCCGCCAAACTGTTGAGTTTTTACTCTAAATTTTGCAAAGTTTGGAATTAATCCAGCTGCAGCCATATTAGGATCTACTAATAATTTTTTACCTCTATGAACAACGCTTTCAATTCTATCTAAATGTACCCTTCTGTAACCTTTATCTCCAGGTCCAGCTGAAGGTATGTGAAGAACTCTAGTTCTACCCACATTTGCTGTCCTATCGAAATCATCCCAACTATCAAATCCTTTTGGTGGAGGAGCTCCTTTTTTATATTTATGAACACCATGTCTGCCGACATATGTTATCGGATCTCCACCTTTTAATGGGTGATACTTTACAGATTTATATAAATGATTTTTTATAATATTGTCTAGCTCAGACATACCAATGACTCCATCATGGCCAGATTTACTAACCGCAGCGCTTCTTTTCTGGCTCGCATTAATTCTCAACGGAATGAAATTAGGAACAAAACCATCTGCAAAACCGAATCTTTTAAACGCCTTTGCTCTTCTTTTATCAAAAAAGTCATCGACTATATCTCTTTGTCCAAAAAATCTAGAACTTCTTTTGAATAATTTTCTTTCAGCTTCTTCTGGCCCTACCCCATCAAGCATTTTTTCAAATTGGCCAGGAATCAAGCTTGGTAAAAATTTATCTAAATATTTAGAAGATTGTGAAGCATTCACATTTTGCATTACAGTCTCCTGTACAGCTTTTAATGTTTTTAATTGGTCTCCTCTAAATCTGCCAGAAAGTTCTCCAAAATAACCAGACTTCCCAGTCATGGAGCTAGCGGATTTACTTGGTGTAAAGCTTTTGTAAAGTTGAGCTAATTGCATTCCTACGGGCCTAGCTTTAGTAATCCATTGCTCTGGATCATAACCTAATATCATTCTATTAGATTTAGGTCTATCATCTAAAGAGCTTGATTTCCCGTAGAATTCCATGAACTTATTTTCACTTAATAGATTGCTTCTTCTGCTTGGGTCACCTAACATACCCTTCACATTTTTTCTTACTTTAGATCGAACACCTTTTGTTCCAAAAAAGTCTTCCCTTAGTAAGCTTAAATTATCCGCCCTTGTTTTACTGAATCCATCTTCAGAATGTTTCATTGCGGGGACTGCTCCGTATTTATCTCGGAAAAATTTTTTCTCGCTAGAGTTTAACCCCGAATTAATATTTATAGAAGAAGATTTTCCAGTCAAATAACTATAAAAACTATTTAAAACTCCTGGGCTAGAAAGTATTTCTCTTTTTCTTGCGGAAGAAATATTACGCATTCCATATGTTGAGTCGCCTTCAAATAAAGACTTATACTGATTAATTGGTATACCAGTATATGACCCCTTAAATTCTAAAATATTAGCATCAGCATTTTTGATGAATGTTTTTAATATTGATTGTAAACTGGATTTATCTAAATATTTAAGAGCATCAGTATTATTAAGTAATCTTTTTTCTTCTGAATAAGGATCAAAAACACCCGTCTTTTTAGGAAAATCAAATGTGGATGAAAGTAGTGATCTTACTAAAGATTGTTCGTTAAGATTTTTATCAAAACTAAATGCTGAGAAATTTGGAATTTGTAATTTTCGATCTCCTAAATCTTTAATTCTTTTGTTTCTTACGGCGGCTCGTTTCGTGTTTAAATCATAGACCATGCCATTAAGATAACCATCTTTGGGGCCCATTGACCATGTTTGCGGGACATTGTTGCCGTAAAGTTTTAAGCTATCTTCTACTTGTTTCAAGAATCCAGGAGAAGCATTTTTAAGAAATTTTCTATGAATTAATGTTCTGACGGAGTCAAGCTCTGACTTGGTTCTCATCGAAGCACTAAATGAATGCCATACATCGCTTAATGTCCTGTCTGTACCGTCATTCAAAGATAGTCCAGTAGCTCTTCTTTTGCCGTAGATTAAGCCTGCCGCTACATTAGCTGGTGTTGCTTTATATGCAAAATTTGGTATCACTCCAGGTCTTTGAGTATTCAAAGACTGCAGCATAGTATTCGGTATAATTGTATTAGCGAAAAGTTGCCCAGGGATTACTTTACCAGGTCTTTGATAGTAAGATGTTGGATTGTAATACATGGTCAATGCCTTTTCATACATTGAATCTGGCAAGTCACCAAATACCATTGCTTTATTTTTTAGATTTGCTTTTTGTGATTTTGATTTTAAATAAGACGGTAAAGAGCTCCTAGCTATATCTCTTTCCCTAGCAGCTTGCTGCTCCAAATTATCCATTATAGATCTCTGCTCGTTAGACATTTGGGAATAATTACTATCCCATCTTGATTTTTTTCTTGAAGCAAAATTAGGAATTAAACCCCCGTTAGCATAAGGATTAAATCCATGTTTATTTTTAAAATTGTTTTTATATTCTTTCCCTGCTCTACTTCTTTCTGGAGGGATAATTGCAGGTTGTTTCATCCCAGGGAATTTCTTGATCTTTTCAGCGCTGTTATAAATAATTTGACCTAATCCAGAAACATTCATTGACTTAACGGACCCAGCTGTATATCCTCCTTTTTTAGCTCCATTTTTTTCAGCTATCCTTTCTGATGGGCTTACATAGTTAGGAACATGTCCTCCACTTCTAATCTTACTTAAGCTTGGTCCGTAACCAGCCCTAGAGATAGCTGGAGCTATAGATCTTGCAGCGGCAGCTATTTTCATCTGTTCTCGGCTCTGAGCTTGAAGAATAGAAAGTATTGTTTTTTCTTGAGCCGCTCTATTTCCTTCTTGGGATAGTATTCTTTTTTGAAGGTTTGAATTTTCTCCTAATACTCCAACTATTGATTGCTGTATCTGTCTTTGCTGCTCTGTTGTAGAAACTATTCCCAGTAATTCTTTAGCACTTCCTGCTAAAAATTTAAAAGTTGTCCTGAATAACTTAGCAAATAAACCTATTCCAATAACCAAGCCTGGGCCAGAAATCACATTACCTATTCCCTTTAATGCTCCCTTCATGAAATCTGCCCCAGCACTTTCACCATCTTCTTTTGAAAGTAAATCACTTAAACTGCTAAGGTTATCTCTTATTAGGGTTAAATAAGTTGTTATATTATCGCTAAATGCTATATTTCCAGCCAGTGCTGTCAGTTCCTTAATCACGGTTCCTGTTTGGTCTGCTAGTGCAGACATAGATCGATTTAAAATTTCATTTTTCTTATAAGCTTCATCTGTTGCCTGAGATGCTATTTGAGTTGCTCTTGCTAAAATGCTATTTTCATCAGATAAATCTTTAATTGCTGCCTTCAAAATGTTGATTTGAAATACCCCACCAACTTGTTCCGCTACAGCAGCTTTTGTTGTGTCAGTTAAACCCTCATATGTTTTTGAAAGATTTTCTAAAACAGTTATTGCGGGTAATGTGTTACCAGCTATGTCTCTTACAGCTATGCCAAGCTCTTCTAACCTCTTAATAGTGCTAGATCTTTGCACCCTTGTGAAAATAGTTTTAAAACTATTACCAATAACTTTACCTCCTCTTGCAGTTGCTTGCTGAGCTGCCGTAACCGCACCTAATAGTTGATCAAAACTCACTCCCGCATCATTTGCTACGGCTCCAGCTCTAGAAACTCCATCGATTAAGTCTTCAGTACTAACTGCAAACTGAACATCAACAGCAGCCATTTTGCTTAAAATTCTTGTAGAATCCAATCCTGCCTTGTTGAATGTGTTTAATGCGGCTGTAAGTCCACTTACAGCACTAGCCGCATCCAACCCAGTCAGTCTTGTTAAAATAAGAGCATCATTAGTCCTCTTCAAGGTTTCTTCCATGGTTAAACCTTGACGAGCCAATTCAGTTGCCGCAGTTGCTACAGTCCCAAAGCTTTGAGCTGTATTTTTTGCAACCTTGAATAGTCCACTTGAGAATTCCTCTAGTTGCCTATTGGTTAAACCCATAACAACATTTATTTCCGTCATGCTCTTTTCGACCTGCATAGCGGATTTAACTAAATTAGCAAATGCACTTTGTACACCATTAATGATTCCAACCGACGCCCCGAAAGCTAAAACCCGAGCATTAGACGCTTCTAAAGATTTATTAAATTCACTAACAGATCCTGTGATTTTACCTAAAGCTCCTGTGAATTTTCTATCATTAATATTAAGATGTATACCTCCTTTGGAGTTAAATCTTCTTACGGCCTGATTGATAGATTGCTCTAGGCCAATTTGTACTGTTTCAATTTTTATCGGCATGCCTTATTCCTTACAAAGGAATTACACATAAATAAACAAAAAAGCCCTCTTAAAGAGGGCTTTAATGATTGGCTTGAAACCAAATTACATGCCTGGAATTTGAGCTTTTGCAGGTATCGAGTTTTGATTCGCACCTGATATAAATACTCCGTGAATCAAATCTTCTGCCCCACCGAGTTGTGTAGTCCAAGTTAAATCTATACTTTTATTGCTTCCAATATCTGAGCTGATTGATTCGCTATCAAGCTTAGCTCCTTTGAAGTCTATAACCATAGCATCAATTTTCTTTGTTTGACAAGGAGATTGGCCTTTTAACTTAATTCTAACATCGTATTCTCCACAATCATCTAACAGCTTTGCTAAGTTGCCTGTGCCAATTTCTGAAATTATCGCATTAACACTCATTGTTGCTACGATTGGTAAATCTACGACACGAGCAAACGCATATCTAGAACCTATTCTATCGATAGGGGTTCTTGATAAAGGCAGCGACAAATTAAAACTCTGAATATGGGCCGAGCCTTCACCTTCAATATCTGTGAATAAACCTAGTTCTTGTGGGAACTCTAATTGTATATCTCCAGGCCTTAATACTGTTAAGGCACTTGCTCCGAATTCTCCTGTAGATGGGTTAGCTCCCTTAGAGTCTCCACGATTAATTTCTGCATGACCTAATGTGAAATTAATTCCTTCAATAGGGGTTCCTTCGACCAAATCGATGGATGGAACTTGTATGCCAGTTGTTCCTGCATCAGATTTTGCATTAAACAATTCTACCGTACTTGAAACCGTTGGTATTGAGCCAACAGATGCTTCAAAAGAGTAATCACTAACATATCCATTACCAAGACCAATTACAGATTTTCCATCGTTTCCTACGGTTGTGTTAAATGCGTCTGTGTTTTCTGGAGTGGTTAATATGAAAAAGTTTTGACCAGCATTTTCTTCACTAACATGATTCATTGCTGCATTCTTTTGAGCACTTCTGCTTGGGTCATTTGCATTATTAACATAAAAATTTAAATTTCTTTCGTTGAACCCGTCTGTAGGATAATAAGAAAAGTCTAAATTTACTGTTGGTGGCTCCAGTGATATCGCATCAATTCTAGCTAATTGCCCGAAAACATTAACATCAGTCCTATTTATAGTGAAACTATAATTAGCGCTTTGAACTCTGTGTATTTGCTGGACTAAATTTTCATAACTTCCATTCCATGGCTGAACAGAAACACCAACCCCAACATTATTCGCATCAGCAATGTCATTATAGTAACCGCTCAATGCTGTATTCCAAGCATCTACATCATCATACAAATTCAAGCCGCTAATTTCAGCAAAGTCGACTGGATTGGTTTTATTGGATGTTGCCCCGTTTCCGTCAGAACTAAATTGTAAACCATTGGGCCATCCAGCAGAACGGAAAAAAGGATCTGTATTTACAACTGTGCCAGTTAATCCAGTAACATATGCATAAATTGCACTAGCCGCTGATCCACTTAAATATGTCAGGTCTTCATCACCAGCGGCCACACTAGTGGACTTTAATATCGCTGGGTCTTGACGTAGCCCGATTGGATTAATAAAACTTAAATAGCCTACCGCGTTTCCAGAACCTCCAAATTGAGGATGGGATGGAGGTGTATTACCAGGATTTGTTCCTGTCGGACCCATTCCCGTTTGAAGTGCCAAGCAGGAGAAATGCGCTCCTGTAGCATCTGGACTTACAAATAAAGCTTCGCTTTGATAAATTACTCTGTTTCTAGCCATGATAATTTTAGATTAAATGTATATTGTGTTGTACTTCTAATTACAGACAAGTCCTTTCAATGTGAAATTTTTTATTAATTTAATATAATCTAGGATACCTTAATTTAGATACTTCAAAATCTAAAAAACCTATATACAATGTTGGTGATATAACTTGAGACATGTTTTCGCTTATTTTTGAAGTGGTAACTCTTTCTATGAAAAATAAACTATCTTTCCTTTGTTCTTGTAAATCTTCATAACTATATGAACTCGATTTTAAATCTCCGTATTCATTAATAGGGTGATCCGAAAAACTCAACTCTGCAAAACAGCAATCCCTTGTGTCCGCAAATAATGAAATCATTCCATCTAGTTGATATAAATTTTCCGCAAAAACAACTACTTTAAAAGTTAAGTTTGTTTTGTTTTCGCCTCCAAATGCAAAAGGTTCGTTTTCTATGAATTCATTGTTTATAAATACAGCAGGCACAACAAAATCATAAGGAGCTATCCCGCTCTCAGGAACATAGAACCTGCTATTGGTATCAAATTTAGTCTCTATAATTAATGATTCCTCACTCTGGTTTGTATTGTATATGTTGAAATCTTTTGTAGCAAAACTTCCGTTTATTTGCATATGTTCGTTAGTAGCATTACCAGTAAACACGACTCCTCCATTAAAAAAATCTATAAAATAACCATTGTTGGGGTCTGATTTATCTATAGGACCACTTGCATTAGATATATATTCAGGCACATTTACTCCATCTATTGATTCATGAACCCATTGTTTGTATGGGCTACTATATCTATAAAATCCATCAGGTAATCTTTCGTCTTCTATATAATACAGCTTAGTATCAAAATTTTTATATGCTTCTCCGTGTTTCAACATCCAATGTTCAAACCATAAAGTAAAACTAGTTGTAGCGTTATGTCCAAAATTATTTTTCATTAAATTTTGATTTTCCTTAAATCATTAATAGATGTTCTAAAATTTTTTAATATAGCAGATATGTATGGGGCCCTTTTGTATCTTGACCTTTGTAATGAAATCGCTCCACCTGTGCTTTCACCCCCAAAAGCGGATTGAGATTTCTTCCCTCCTTTTAATTGAATCGCTGGGCCAGATCTTGATTTAGATATACTTTTACCTTTTTCATAAAAATAATAACCTAGCCCAGATAAACCTGTCTCAATACCGTCTACCCAACTTCTTCCCCCTGATATTTCATTTCTAAAATCAGAAATTTTTGTTATCGAGAATATTTCTTCCCTAGAAGGCTCTGTAGTAATAAATTGAAAAACCCCTTTAGAATACCCTATAAATTGCAATTTTGTCTCACTCAATCTTTCTTCAATTGGCTTAATAGGATCATGACCATCTGGAAAACCTATAAAGGTGTATAAGTTACCATATCCGCCTAAAGTATTGCTTGAGTTAGATGCGTTTACGCCTCCTTGAATTTCAACAGTAACAGGGTGACTTAAAAATTCATCAATCATGTTCATCTTTAATGCTTCAAATTGTTGATGGATTCTTTTTTTTACTTGAGCTCCGATTTCTTTCGGTAATTGTTTATTTATAGAATCTTGAACGTCTCTAGGTAGTCTCATGATACAACTTATATATTACACTTTTTTTTGATTTTTATAAAAATTAATCAATAATATTATTAATGAAAGACTATAGTAAAGAAATATTAGAACAAAGATACGAAAAGAATATCAAAGACCTTTTTAAATCTTTCTTAGTTCTAATTGAGGACCTTCATCAAGACCACATAAATCATTTTTCTAAACTAGAAAAAGCAATACCCAAAGAATATTCCCATATAATTAATTTAGCAAATTATTTTGACGATGAAAAAAAACAATACTTAAGAAAAAAAGTTTTAGACATGGGGAATTCTTCAGTAAGAAATCAAAGTGAAGATTTAGAAAAATTTACAGTAGTTTTTAACTTTAAAAATAGCAAATAATATATATTATATAAAACATGAAAGAAATTTACAGTTTTAACATTGAGGTCAATAGAGAAGTCACCGAAGAGGTGGCTAAAAAACGCAAGAATAAAGAAACAGGCAAAATGGAAGAGTATTTCGAAGATAAGGTTGTGACGAAACCTGTTCCCGTAAAGATAATTATAAAAGAACCAAACCGAAAAGAACTCGAAGAAGCTGACATTGAATACAGCATCGAAATGAGTAAGTGCATTAAAAAGGGAATACTCACCAAAGCCATGCTCGCAAAAAAATATAGCGATTCGGGAGGTTTATTAAGCGAAGAAGATGCTCGACTATTAACTCGTCAATATGCTACACTAGGAGACCTTCAAAATAAATATTCTAGATTATCAGCTAAAACAAAAAAAGACCAGAAGGATGAAGACAAGTTAAGAGACCTGTTGGGGGAAATGGCTGAAGTCAGAAAAAGCATTGTTGAGATGGAGAGCAGTTATTCTTCCCTTTTTAATCACACGGCTGATAGTAAAGCTCAAAACAAAGTTATTCTTTGGTATTTGGTAAACTTATCTTTTTACCAAGATAATGAATCGGATAATATTATTCCATTTTTCAATGCGGAAGAGTCTGAAGATAAAATAGATCAGTTTTATGAACTAGATGAAGAAGGTCATGAAATATTTGACATAGCTAAAGATAAAATTTCAGCTATATTAAGTTTTTGGTATTTTAGCACTAACGCCACCAAAGAAGACTTTGACGCGGTAAATGATGATATAGACTCTGGCAATGTATGAAAAATCAGATAAGACGTTATTTCAAAAAATATTCAGAGATATAACTCAAGGTTTTTCAAAAACATGTTACGAAGGTAAACCAATATTCATCAAACATTTAAAGCCTGAAGACTATATTCTCATCAATGAGAAAGAAAACGAGATACTGAATAAGGCTATTAAAAGAGGCCTTAAGACTGAAAAAGAAGCTCTTGATGACGCTATTAAAGACGATTTATGGACTAAAGAAGATGAAGATTTTATTTTTCAACAAGAACATTTTCTAGATAATTTAAGAAAAACCGCTTCACAACTACTACTTAAGTCTGAAAGAGAGAAACATGCAATACTGATCAAGGAGGAGCAAGAAAAATTAAATAAAAAATTATTGCAAAAACAGTCATTAACACAACATACAGCAGAACAATATGCCAAAAACAAAATAAATGATTTTTTTCTCACCTTTGTTTTTTTTAAAAACCAAACCTTAAAAGATGTTTTTTTTAGCGAAAGCGATTTTTACGATTTAAATTACTCTGAGGTTTTAAAACTTATTAAAATTAACAATAACTTTTCTTCGGTTTTTTCTGAATTGAATATTCAAAAGCTAATTCTTGAAGAATTCTTTTTTCCATATATGATGTTATGTGAAAAACCCTTGGATATATTTGGTAAAGCGGCTGTAGAATTAACAACCTTACAAATGTCAATTTGTACATACTGCAAAATATTTAAAAATATTTTCGATAATAACCCTAAGATTCCAGAATCTATAAAAAAAGACCCAGAAGCTTTGCTTGAATATGTTAATAGTGAATCTACAAAAAGCAAAGAGAATTTAGACAAACATTTATCTAAAGAAGGAGCAACAACAGTATTTGGTGCAGATAGAGAAGACTACCGACACTTAGGAGTTGAAGATCAAGACATTAAAAGCAACATATCATTGACAGAAGCTGCTAAAAAGAAAGGCGGAACTTTAACAATGCAGGACCTTATGGAATTGCAAGGTAAAGGTTCTTAACTAGACAGGGGCGTCTTTTCCAGCTACTTGAGAGGGGTTAGAATTACTTATATTATACTTGTATACAAGGTCTTTTAAATTTAAATCAGCGTCTAATGAATAGTTTGAATATTGCCTTGATGCTGTAACTTTTGTTGCTGGGCTAGCTGTAGTCACCTGTCTTTTAATATAGCTGTCTCCTTCTCTTAATTCTATCCAGTCAGACATGGTTGTTTCTCCGTCGCTACCCCCTGTTTCTGTTGTTGAACTCGAGACTCCCATTAATGTTTTTCTCGCAAGTTTTCCGTAATATGATTTTAAAAATATTTGACGAAAAATTGCTTGCTCTTCGCTTTGTAAGCCTGGATTTTCTCCTTGAAAATTTGTATGAATTAATACATTTAATTCTCCAAGATTATTAGCTAGCCATCCTGATATATAATCAGAACTTATTGAACTGGAATCTTCGTCGAAATCATATTTAAATATGCCCGATGCTAAATTGCCTATTTCATTGACGGAAGAATCAAAAAAATAGCTCATCTTTCATTTAATATACGCATGACTTCTTCTGCGATCTTAGCGTCTTGAATTAAAGGGGATTCCGAAGAAGAAGTATATCTTTTTTCTCCACTGGATGTTCCGTACTTAGTCTTAAATTCTTTCTTGATTTTATTTCTAAGTGTGGTTTTATTTCCTGAAGGGAAAACACTGGCTTTTACAGCAAGTTCTTGCATTTGAATTAAATTCATTCCTTCTAAGCGTTCTTCTAGTTCGGTTATAGAATTCGTTCCAAATGGATTCTTTGTGGTTTGTAGAATTTCTTCGATGGTTTTTGATTTCTTATGTTTTTCTGTGGCTTCATCAACTTTTCCATCTATAAATTCTAACTTTTGAGATTGTTTTTTCTTAGGCATAATTATATTTTATATACACTTTTATTATAATATATAGAAACAAAAAATCCACCCTAAGGTGGATTTTTTGAAAAGAAGGTTTAAGTTTAAAACTTAAACACCCATAGCAATGATGCCTCGATCACTAATAATGGTACGCCCTTCTTCAAGTTCGGCATAGTATCCGATCTTTTTAGAACGACCAACATATTGATCATCCGCACTAACGGTAAGGGTGGCGCCAGACTCAGCATCAACAGCTACTGCACGAAGCATGCTTTCCCTGCTGCGGTCAAGACCAAGAACCACATCATTACGGCCATGTCCACTAATTAGAGTTTTTGCAACTTTTTGATACTTTTGATTTGGTCCAAGCTCATAGATTTCCATAAGGGAGATTCCGTAGAACTCGGGCAATCCAGCTTGAGAGAAGAGAGCTTCACGCATAGAATCGGTAGCAGCGATAGGTCCAGTAACTTCACCAGCTGCAGTTGATTTAAGAGTGGTGTTGACTGGATTGTAAGCGATCTCACGAAGACTCTGAATCACTTCAGGAGAAACGATCAAGTCGGTAAGGCCGCGTGAACGCTCAGGAGTTCCACCGCTCCAGGAAGGATTATTACGTTTAGCAATAGTCAAAAGCTTGTTAAAGTCAGCCAATGTAAGACTTCCACTTGCGGCAGAAGAAGTATAAAGCTTAGATTGATTATCGGCTATTGTTCCAAATAATAAGCTAGCGGAAGCATTTTCTTGCTGAAGTAGTATCTCTTGAGCCAAGCGAGTCATGGTTTTGCTCACTACATCAAGGCGAGAACGAGAAGCATAACGCTTGTCGAAGTCTACTGCGCTTTCCAAACGATAGGTGGCAAGCTTCAACTCACTATGAGTGGGTGTTACATGACTAGATGGAAGACCACCAGGAGCATTCGTGCTGTAGGTCTTGATGTACTCGTCATCGGTTACATCATGATACAGATCTAAAGGAATGCTTGGATTGTCATCAGCAGCAAATTGAAATGCTGTGAAAAGGTTGCTAAGTGTCGGAGCATTATCAACTACTTCAGCAAGTACGGGGCCAATAAAGGCGGCAAGTGCTTGTTGAGCTTCATATGCAACATCTCTGTCGCGAGAGGCCATAGCCTTTACGAGTTCGATTTGCTCTTCGGTTCTTTTGAGTGTAATATTCATTTTTTACCTTGTTTTTTTAAATTAAAATTAGCAATCGAGCTTGATTACATAATAAGCTCCCTCCTGGACGTCAGGATAAAGTTTTGAGTCTGCATTGTTGGCTCCTCTATAACCTGTTGCTAGAACTGTTCCGATTGCAGCGTCCGCAGTATTTTCAAATTTAGCAAACTTTCCGTTACCGTCACTGATCAAAGCATCGCCTACCGAAGGAGCGCCTGCCCCAATTGCATTTGAAGAAATCGTAACAATTCCTCGAGTTAATACGGGTACAGTTTGTCCAGAAAGAACTGCTTGAAGCTCATCTTTTTTGACTGGGTTAAAAAGCAAGCTTTCACCGTTTTCGTCGTTAGTCAAAGTTTGATTAAGAGTAACTCCTAAAGGAAGCACTCCAGATGCAGCAGGCACAACCTTTAAAGGGTTAGTGGGATAAGGGTTGCGTCCAACGGGTGAACCGTAGTTGTTCATAAAGCGAGAGTCTTCAGAAACATCAATAATGTCGTTCTCTGTGAGGTTTCCAGCTTGCACTGAAACAAGAACTCCGTCTGCATTAATGTCATCGTCTCCAGGCTTTGTCAGTTGCAAGCTTTTTGAGCAACTGTCCGCGTTAAGAGCAAACATATTTACGACATCATTTTCGTCGTATTGTCTGAATGGTAATAGTCTGTGTGCCATGATATTTTAGTATTTAATTGTTATAGATTCTTTTGAGAAAGCTTGTTCGAACTTGTCTTTCAAGCTAATTGCTTTGTCTGTAGATTCTCCATTGTTTGATGGTATTTCTTCAGACGCCTCGATTTCATCAAGAACTTCCTCAACATTTTCTTGCTTTTCTTCAACCACTTCTTCGGTTGTTTTTGTGGAAGCTTCGATCTTGGCTTTAACAGCCGCTTCGAGTTTTTCATTAAATTGCTTCTCTTGATCCTCGATGAATTTTTTGCTTTTGTGACTATAAACTACAGCCATGCGCTCTTGATAAGCTGCAAAACTCTCTTCAGCAGAATCTAAATCTTTAATGTCGGATGCGATAATCTTGCGATCTGCATCAGATAGTACATATTCTGAATCTAGAGAATCCATTCGATCATTAAACAACTGAAGGTCTTTAGCCGCTTTCACTTCAGATTCTAAACTTTCAAGTTTGGCTAAGGTTTCTGCTAGATTAGCTTCTAGTTCAGCCGCTTTAGTTTCTGATTCTTGCTTTGCCGCTTCAGCAGCTGCTTGTTGTTTTTCCATTTCAGCTTTTTCTTTTACATAAGATTCGCTGCGATCTTTAATAGCTTCAGTTACAACTTTCACTACATTCGCAACAGCTTCTTCAGAAAACTTATCTGATGTAGAAGCCTGAATGGTTTCTTTGAGTTCTTGTATTAGTTCTTTCATTTCCATTTTTTTAATGTATGAATTAAATTTATCGTTGTCTGAAATTACAACATCTTTTTCTTTATGTGAAGATTTTTTTTTGCTTTTTATTAATTTTTTTAAAAATAGATCTGAATTTATCTCTATTTTATCTTTTTCATAAGCTATTGAATCTTCTTCATCTTGGGTTTTTGTTTGATCTTTTTTTTTAGAATCTAACTTTACGAGACCCTCTACATTTGCAGCTGGATTAGTGGTAAAACCTACTCCAAGAGGATAAACATCTCCAGATATTAATCTGTACACCTCTGTGCCGTCTTCCATTATTCCTTCACCATCAAATGCTTTTAAGTATTTATTAAACTCTTCGATTTGGTTTTCTTTATGTATAATTTCTGCTTCTTGTAAGTTTTTACTTCCCACAGCTATCACATAATCATTAAAACCAACCTCCCAGCTTGCTGATATTTTTTGATAGTATGGACTATTAACATCTAAGCTTTTTTCCAGTAATTCAGCAAAGTCCTTTTGCACTGTTTTATAAACAACTGAAGACAATGCTATATTGAAAGGACTTAAATCGTTTTCATCTATATCCTCTTCATTAATAATTTCATTGGACCCATATTTTGAGAATCCTGCAGATATAATGTGGCCAACAACTTTTTCTTTTTTATGTTCTATATTTGTAGGTTTATGTACAAATTGCGAATATACCTTCTTAGCCATTGAAGTGCTCATCCCATCATGGTTTTTATTAAAAACATTGACGACTGCCGCATTAAATGCAATAGCTAGTAAATCTATATTACTCTCAAGATCAATGGTATTAGGGTTTAAACTTCTTAAACTTTCTAATGATGCTTGTATGATTTTTTGATGTTTTTCGTTATTATTACTGGCTGTAATAATTCCATCAAAACTCGTGTGGTATTTAAATGGTTTTCGCATTGTAAATAAATACACTATTTTTCACTATTTTTTCTTAAATTATTTTTTGCTGTGATACAATAATGCGGCTGCATATGTCTCTAGCTCATGTTCTTCCGCAACTTTTACTATATTTTCAATGATTCCCAGTTCTCCTATTTTATTAAAATCTTTAATGCAAGATGTCGCGGTCTTTTTCCATAGTTTTGATTCTTTTGATAAAACTATAGACGAACACAAACTCATTGCTGATTCTTGTTGTTGTTGGTTTAATTCTTTTACTTTGTATTTTTTTATTAAATTAGCTTGTATATGGTTTTTTAAATCTTCTACTTTGTATACTATATCTTGAATCTCTTTTCTGGAGTACAATTCGCTAGCATTAACACTTCTCGGTATTCCAGTAGTTCCTTTTGGTCTACCAACTGGTCTTCCTTTACCTTTCGGGGTGGGGGTTTTATTGCTTGCGGGGGTTTGATCAGTCTGACCTGCAGTATCTATATCGCCATCTCCATCGACATCAATCATAGGCAACCCACCAACTAACGGATTATATTTTCCTTCTTTCCTCATTTGTATATATCTATCTTGAGCTGGTTCAATATCTTCGGGGTTTGGATATATCCCCGTTTTTATAGCATTGATTCCTTGCTCGGGTGTTAGTATTCCCATTTCTATTAACCTGGTTACGACCCTTTGCAATTGAACTTCATCTTTAATGTCTATTTCCTCAAATTTGGCGGTTGGATAGTTTTTAAAACCCATATCTTTGCAAACCATTTTTATTTGGGGTTGCAGGAAGTTATTCACAAAAGAATTTCTAGCTTCCTTTAATCTCTCCAAGAATATTTCGGCCTTCACTTGGGTATTTTTATATTTTTCATCTCCGACAATTACATTTTGTAGGCCCTGTCTAATATCTTCATTAACAATTTGATATTTTTCAGGACCTATAATTTTGCTGATATCTGGCATTATAAATTGAGCTTTAGTTGTATAATCTGCCACAAGAACCCTTCCGATACTTTCGTTTTGAAATAAAGATTGCATAGCCTGCATATTCTTGGGGTTTATTCCTCCTTTGTCTGGTTCAGCCCCCATTGTTATTAACAAAATAACATTCTCAATAGTTCTGCTAATAGCTTGGTCAACTTTTTTTAATTCCATTTTCCAATTTATATCGTCCAAAACTGGAAATCCAAAAGGGATGGCAAAAGGCTCGTAATCTTGTTTTTTATAAAATGAATGTATTAATTTTGTTGCATCAAGATCCATTGTTATGCCCTGTTGGCTCCACCCCCCTTCTTTTATTCTTTTCTTAACGTCAGCAGGCATACTGTTAAATATCTCCTTATCTTCATCTGTTTTTGGGTTTTGCAATTTTTCCAATTCATATTCTGATAAAATCTTTTTGTACGCATTCAGTTTGAATGATGTACTTCTTGTGGCGATTATATCATAAGGATTGAGCAAAACATATTTAATAGGAATTTTACCTGAAGGAGTGATCCTATCAGATGCATAAATTTTATTGATTCTCGAGAAGTCTTCTGCTGTGAATTTCCCATCTAACCTGTATATAAAAACATTCCCACTACGATAATATTCTCTAAAGTATTGATCTTTTAACCCCCATAAATTAATTTTAGCAAACCATTTTTCTACGAATGTTTTTGAGGCTTCATTGCCTCCGTCTAAATATATAGGTGAATTCGCTAGCTCGGCCATAATATCAATTGCATTTCTGAAAATAGGAACATTTGCATAAGCTTTTTGGCATAATTCTATAGCATCTCTTACATCCACTCCGTCCGATGTCACTGTGTATGGCAACATCCCCTGCCTAATGTTTGTAAATCGATAGTTTTTAGTTGAAGATCCTGCTGAATTTCTTCTTCTTAAAGTAGAGTTAGAACGACTAGTCTGGACAGAAGCTTCTGAGCTATAATAACTATCTCCGTTTAAAGATGGTTCTACTCCATCTTGCAATATTTCATTGATATTGTTTGTTTTATTTTCTGCTCCAGAAACTTCGAACTTTTTCCAGTATTTAGATTTTTTTGTATATTTTCTTTTAGGCATACTAATATAGTACACCAATAGATCGTAAAGTCTAAAGTAACTTTTAAAGTTAACTTTTAACTTTTACAATTTTATATGATTAAAAGTTTACATATCCAGCAAAGAAAATCGAAAAGTTATTCTGTCCGTATTGTCTTGCAAAGCTTGCCATTGCTACCGCTCGCGCACTATAATTGCTTGTATTTATACTCCATTTTGCACAAACGTTAACACCGAAATTAGTTCCGCTTGCCCCTGGTGACTGTCCGTATGTTCTCGTTGCATTAATTCCTGTTCCGTTGGTTCCTCCATTGGTCCCACCAGGACCTGTTGTTGTTGTACAAGTGGTATTATTCTGTTGCCATCTTTGATAATGTAAACTGGCTATTGCCGTAAGACGCCCTCCCGCAAAGTTTACTCCACTCATCCCTGTAAGAGGGATGATTGGGATGTTTACTGGTTTGTTATAGCTGAATGAAGAACCTACTATAGTTGTAATCTGTGAGTATACTGGGACTCCACCAAGTGTGCCAGGCCCCATTACTGGACCCGTTGTATTAGGATTCGTCCCATTTCCATTTCCATTGCCTCTAGGTGTCGTCATTGATTTTTACGTTTATTGTTTTCTATTCTATTTTATATATACACACCTTTTTTTAAAAAAACAGATTAATTAAAAGAATAAAATTCTAAGTCTTTCTGATCAGAAAATACAGCAACCCTTGTTCCTATAAAATCATTTATATCATAAGTTGGTTCTCCAGGACATCTCTCCCCCCAACTAGGTAGTGTGGTAAACTTTGCGTTATTTGAAAAATCTTGAGGAGCTTGACTTATGTGAGAAACGCACCAATTTGCAAAATCTACATAAGTATTGTCTAGAGAGGTACAATTAATAAACATCCTATCAAACGATGTGGTTACTTTATAATCCGCAACAAGTTCAGGTATAAGTAATTTTACCAGTGCAGTGCAGCCTTCAAACATTCCAGACATACTAGTAGCGGATGATCCAGCAACATTAGAGAGATCAATCGTGTTTAATGAAGATGCATTTCTAAACATATTTTCAAAACTATTGATAAGATTATTGTTCCATTGAGATAAATCAATTGATTTTAATGCTACACAACCATCAAACATTCCTGATATAGCCACTATTGATTCCGCATTCCAATGATTAATATCCAAGCTTGATAAAGAAGAACAATCCTTGAACATATTACTTGTATTCGCTAAAGATGATGTATTCCAATCAGGAGACAGAAATTCGCTTAAATCAGTACAGCCAGAAAACATTGACTCCATAGTAACGACCTTAGAAACATTTAATCCCGATAAATCTAATGAAGATATTTGAGTGCAATTCTTAAACATTTCTTTAAATGATGTGATTTTTGAATAATCAACCTCAAAGCCGCTTATTGCAGCATTGCTCATGTTTGCAAATGCGCCCTCCATTGATGTGAAAGAATCCCCCTTCAATGTTATTGATTCTACTAGACTTGCACTAGTTTTTAATTCATTGTTTTCTGTATCAACAGCTCCGAAGTGAGTAATGTCCCCAAGAATTTTAACTGTTTGATTTGTATTTTCTGAAAAATTGATCGTAATATTACCCTGGTCTGCGGTTGTATATTCTTCAAATGTTTGCTCAAATTCTACCCTCACTCCATCTACACCTATACCAGCAAGAGGTAAAACTACTGAATTCGTTGATCCATAAGATATCTCTATTATTGATTTTGGCTCTGAAATTGTATTCGAACAGTCAATAAAACTTTCCAATGGTTTTTCTGCAATAATCACATTTCCATTTTCTTTCCAGTCGGCTTCAGTTTCATATTGTTTTACATCAACATCCCTCCACCTTCCAGTAAAACCAGTCCCTTTTGTTAGATTTATTTGTGACTTGATAGCTTCCGTATCTTGAAGTAAAATTGTTAAATCACACTCGTTTGTTAGCCACGGGCAGTCTCTAAAAATTTCATTAAATTCAACGAGGTTTCTAAAAAATCTTAATCTTTGTATTATGCCAGAGCAGCTTTCTTGTTGGGTGTTAGCAAATGCTCTATTAGCTTTTTTCACAGAATCATTAATCCAATTCCATGACCCTATCCCTCTATGATGGTTTGAGCCCTCAAACATTCCAGAAATATCTTCTAATACTGAGGTTTGGCCTGGATATTTATCCGCGATAAACCAGAAGTGGCTCACCAACTTACTTTGATCGAAAACCGTGTTCTTAAACATGTTTTTCGCAGATATCAACTTCGGGAATAGCCAGTTCCTCGTTCTACCTGAATAATTAGCTCCTTGAAACATGCCTTCAGCATTCTCTAAATTAGGAAACGGGCTGAATCCCATTACATCTTGAGTTAAGTTAGTGTTTTCAAACATGTAACTAGTGTTTTTAGCTGAACTTAAATCTAAAAGAGTACCAGTATCAAATTTTGAATTGGCGAACATGTAAGAAAAGTCTTCCCCAATATGATTGCCTTTTTTTAACCAATCTATTACAAATACTCCTGTTGTGTTTTCAAAAAATCTACTAAAGTTTTTACATTTTGGAAATCTCCAATTTCTTATTCCTGGAGTACTAGCAACTAAGTTATCTTTATAAAACCCTTCGCATGTTAAAACATTTTCGAAAGCTTGGGAAACATAAGGCATGGAGCCTTTTGAATTTTCAAATAGATATGAAACATCCTCAAAGGGGCTTAAATCCCAAACGCTAACACCTGGTAAATAAGTATTTTTCAATTCTGCAAACATCCCAGAGATATTAGTAACTGAGTGCCCTGATGGAAACCATTGACTTATTACACCAGCAAAATTACTTCCTCTAAAAAAATCTTTTAAAGAAGTCGCTTCGTGTAGTTTGCACATAACCCACATCCAGTTAGCATTTTGAATAAACCCTGTAGAATCCTTAAAAAATCCTTCAAAATTAACGTTCGAAGCTTCAGATGTTACTGAAAATATTTGATTAAAATTATTTGTCTCAGCGAAAAAGTAAGAAAAATCTGTTGCAGCTGGAGCTTTCAAAAAAATAGATTCAGTTCTAGAGCTTCCTTGATAAAAACCTTGCAAAGAAGTCACATTAGGTATTACCCAGGCATTTATAGGGCCTTCGTATATTTGTTTATCTTGAAAAACTCTTTTTGCAGATATGCACTTTAGAAGATTGAGTCCGTTTAGTTTTCCGCTCCATGCACAATTAGGGCCAGAAAACATTCCGTCTATGATTTCAGCCGCACTTGTATTTAAATAATCGCCTACAAATGCACTGTTTTTAAAACAGTTTGTCCAATCTTTAACCTTAGAAGTACTCCAGAAAAAAGTCCCATTCCATAGTGAATTTTCGAAAGTGGATTCTAGTTTAGTGCAATTATCTGATGCTTCTACCAAACTGCTAAAATTAGCAGGATTTGTTGTAAATTTTGTATCTGCAAAAGTTCTAACAAAATGCATTTCACCCCCATTAGTAACATTTTGTATCTTAGACGCTGGATTCAAAGATTTAATCATTGTAACTGGGCCTTGTTTTTTAGGCAAAGTCAAAGATGTTAAATTTACCATCCCAGCAAATTCTCCATATCCATGCAAAGCTGCGGGTCTCCAATCCCATATTTTTATCAACTGGATATTTTCTGGAGTATCGCAAAAACTTCTGTCATATTCAGCGGCAAGAGTCATAATTCTTTCACCTACAAAGTTTCCGTCGCCTAAACCTCCACTGATTCTTATATCTCTTTCAGCAGGCGAGTCAAAAAACATTTTTACTCTAGCACAGCCTTCTTCAACTTCAATATTGCCGCCCATAGATCCGTGGTTCCCGCATTTATACCACAACTCCGAAGGCGTTTCCTTAACAGCTTGTAGTCTTGTATATGCTCCGAAAGACCCTGGGGATGAAGACCCGTATGTAACTCCGTTTGAGTAATCTGGACCGTCATTTGTGGTGGAAAACTTTAAATAGTGGCTTTGATTACTCTTATCTTCTTGTTTAAATGTGTAGTAGTTTCCTATTTGTATTTCAATTCTGTTTTTTATAACTACGCCGCCTATGAATTCGTCTTTGTTATAATCAACCTCTATATCTTCAGTATCTTCCATGGAAAGTTGAAGTGTGATTTTCTTCACACCTCTGTCGGTTATTCCTTCCGCAACTGAAACTACAGTTGATCCTGATATTTGATCTCCAGCCCTAATTTTTGAAACTGGATATTGATTCCATTCAAATGTATACTCTTTAGACGGGTTTACTTTGACATCAATTTCATAAGCTATATATGCTATTTCTGAAATCTTCCCTTTAGAGAAAAAATCTTCATGGTAATCTGTATCTGCCCCATGCTGTACAACAAAACCGAAGCTTTGCTTATTTAAATAGCTTGGTTTCCCAAATGATATTTGAGTCTCTTTTGTATTTACTGTTTTTAAGTCTATAAGTCCCATTTAAGATATATTACACGCAAAAAACTAAAATACATAAGAAAACATAGCTATGGATTCTGACCCGATTTCTTCTACCATACTTCTTGTTTCATCATTATACATTTTTTTATAATCTTTATCATTTCTGCCCGTTTTATGATCGTGATTGACTATTTCATAATTCTCTAAACCTATTTTTGAGCATACATATTTCAAACCTTCGTTATATTTCTCTTGCCTTATAACAAAGTCAACACAATAATCTCCGTTATAAAATAAATATGGTTTTATTTCCAAAGGTTTTCTGCATCCATTTTTAATAAAAGAACGGTGGTGAAATTTCACATACTCTTCAAATGTTGAAATGTTTTTTTTCTTGTAGAAATCTACATATTTTATATCGAAGAAAAACCTTGAAACCATTCGGTCCCATGGGTTTCTGACTACAGAGAATTTAAACGCTTTTTCTATATCCATCCCTGATTGTTTTGCTTGATCAGCTATGTCATTTAAAGGTTTATGTAGAAGACTTCTATGTATTTTAAAAAGCTCGGTCTCTTTATTTAATTTCCATAATCCTAATGCTATTGCCACACTCGATCCAGCGCATTTTTGAGGATGTGTAAATATGTAATTTTGTTCTATATTATACATTTTGATTATTGAGTTACTATATTATTAAATAAAGTTTCGTATTTTACTCTTTCTTGGAATATTTTTTGAATTTCTGGGTCTATGCTTTCTAATTCTATTTTTTCGTATTTATTTATGTTATCTACTTCTACAATCAAATCAGATTCTGCAACCTTTATATTATAACATTCTTCTAGGACATGTGCAATTACCTCATTACTGTATTTAACATATTTACACAAGAATTTATTCTTCTTCATCCAATCTATAGCTTTAAAATAATGATCATCCGCTATAGGTTGTGAATTTGGAATTTTCGCAAGCTGTCTTATCGTCCAGCTATCTTCAAGCATTTCTGAACTTAAATAAGCTTCAATATTTTTAAACTTATTTTCGAAGTTAGTGGATTCATGATTAGACTTTTGTGAATTCAAATAATGAAACATCGATTGCGTGCGCGACCAAGCATCCCTAACTAACATAAAATTTAATGGATAAGAATTGCTCTGTTTTAAAATTTCCCAAACTTCTTCAAATTGATCTACTGCATTTGATTTAAAACTAGACTCTACTGTTACTGCTAAAATAATCATCTTTTTCTCATTAAGATACTTAACAATAGTGTCTAATGTGGTTTTTCTTGACCGAGGGGCAGGTTCCCTTTTGTTCTGTTTTATTTTTTTGTCTTTTTTCCAAGATTCATCATAGAAAAATCCAAATATTATAAGGCCTTGCCTTTTTTCTTCATCAATACTTAACCTTTGAACATTGCAACCTTTGTCTCCACCAAATATCCTAACAAAATACCTAGTCATTGTTCCTATTAAGAATGTTCCAGCATTTTTAGGTATATGAAATAGTATTGGAACTTTTCTGTTAACAGAAGTTTTATTCGAAGAGAAATCTTTTGAGAAGTTCATATAAATACAGTCGTAAAATTTTGCTTGATGCTTGAATTCATTATATTTCCTTGTAGATCTATTTATCGTATTTATTAAATAAGTTTTGTCTTGAAAATTTATTTCAGGTCTATTTGTTTTTTCGATATTCAGGTAACTGGAAAAAACATTATCCATTACTTGATCTACACATTCTATTCTAAAAAAATTAAATTTACTCAAAATACAGCATAAGTGGTCGAACTGGTCCCTAGAAGGATAAGATATTCCGATCAATTTCTTTATTAAAAAATTGAAATCATCTGTTGATCTTATATATTCACTAAACTTTTGAGTTCTTAAATTCTTGTCCTGTATTTCTCCTCCAAAATTAGTTTTTTCATAATTTAAAAACATGGAAGATATGAAATTCTCTGAATTAGACATGAAAGAATATAAAAAGATATCACTTTTAATTTCAGACCTTAATATATGAAAGTTTAGAAATGTCTGAGTCTCAAAGTCGGACGAGTATCTAGCATCAATAATTACAGATAAAACATTAATAGATCCATCTGCTATTAGCTTTTTTAAATTAAAAATTTTACATATAAATACATTGCCCTCTTTGTCTTCAAAAAATTCTTTTGGGTAGTTGTCAAATGAAGAGTATTTAAAACCTTGGACTATTATTTTCCCGCCCATGGGGGACAACACCTTTATTTTCACAAAACTATCTTTATAATCTTCCCGTAAGTTAATATCCAATTTTTTTATAACATAATCGGATGCTCCTTTTGCATTGCAAAAAAATACAGGAGTTTTTTCTAAAGATCCATGGTTGTCAAAAAGAGCTGGGTTTATAATTTTGTTTATTTTTTGTCTTTTTTGATGTACTACTATAGCATTTTTGTGCTCTGTTTTAATCTCCTCCTTAGATATTTTATAGTCTCGCGGGTCACTTAAATTTATAATCAATTCTGTGTCTATTAAATCGTATTTTTTTCCAACTTTTTTGTTGAATAAAAAATTAGATATATCAAAATTCATATAACCAGATTCTTCTAAATTCTCTTCGATGTATTTCTGCCCTCCCAGCAAAAGATCTTTTAGTCTTTTACTATTTTTATACAAGGCTACTCCGTTTATATGTTCTCTGAATTTTGATTCTAAATGACATTTTTGCCTGCCTTTATATATGCTTCCAGCTATCTCAAATTTTTTTGTCTTTATATATTTTAAAAACAAGTCGAACCACAAGTCTTCAAGGCAGAAAGTATCAGCTTCTAACATTAAGAAATTTTCGTATTTCGCTGGCATTTCCATCATTTTGAACATGCTTTGATAGAATAATTCGTTAGCTCCTGCGGTATACCCTAATTTTGGGATTGTTTTTGGTTTGGGGGATTTGGACCAAGGATACCAGAAAACATCATCTTTTTCGCTAAGGTTTAAATTAATATATTCAGCGGCGTTTATGCTCGGGTTACCATTCAATTGTGAAATTAAATTTTCCAAACGAGTAATGTTTGAAACTTTATTAAAAAATAGAAATAAATCAAAAGAGTAACGTTTTGAAGGCTTCCTTCCCATGAATTGATGTAGGCAATCCTCTAGCTCGCCACTTTCTAACTCTCTTTCAGTACAAACATAAAAAACAGATATTTTTTTTGTGTAAATCATTATGTTCTATAATTCGGTGTAATATATACTGTGTATTCTACTTATTTTTAATGAAATTTAAAGTGTTTATTTTGCTTTGTTTTGTTTTTTTTAATTCTTGCTCGTCTTTTAAAGAAAAAAACCTAAAAACAATTGATTTTATTGGAGTAAACATAGCTCCCGATAAACAGGCAAATTCAAGCCAGCCAATTAAACCTGAAAACTATAGTCGTCCGTTTATTGTTTTTTGTTCATTAGTAGCTTTTGTTGGTTTAATCAATCTTTTGACATCCGCCTCCCCTAAAGTGCTTAAAAGATTTCAAAATCAACTATAATTAAAAAATTATTTTCTTTTTTTCTTACCATCTTAAACCCATTTAAATTCATGCGTAAACATAAGTCTGTAATGTATTTTTTATTCAAAATAATTTTTATTTTTTTCCCTTCTACTTGAATTTCATCAGCATATTCTTTACATATATCTAAGGCTTTTTGCATACAATCATTATTATGATTAACTTTTCAAATTTACACACTAAAAAATTTTACAAAAAAATTAGAAGGAATTGGAGGGAGTGTTTTTTAGAATACCAAGAAGTGGTGAAGATAGAATCAATAGCTCTCGTTGAATTTAACAAACATTTAATAAAGTATATGTCTGAAGCGGGAATGGATATCCCCCAACCTAAAACGGAAAACAAAAATGAGAGCCATAAAGATCATAAAGACAAATTCGAAAAAGATGAAATAAAAAAAATTTTTAGAGAGGCTGCAAAACTTTCCCACCCCGACTTAGATCCGACTTCTAGCAACATGGAATTATTTAAAGAATTAATTCAAGCAAAAAAAGAGAATCAGTTAAATAAATTTTTAGATATAGCCAAGCAAATTGATAATAATATAAAAAATACAAATAATAAAACACCGTTGGCTAAGACAAAAAAAAATAATACCGAAACGAATGAATCTATTTCATTAGGTAGCGTGGATCATCTAGAAAAAGAAGTTTCCGACTTAGAAACTAAAATTCAAAAAATCAAAAATAGCATTCATTGGACTTGGTATTATGCCTCAGATTCCTCAAGAATTAAAATCATTAAGAAATCGGCAAATTTTATAAATAATGAGCAAAATAAAAAAAAATAACACTACAAAAAGCCCCTTAATAGGAAATAAATTAGACGAGTTTCGGCTGCGTTCTTTTAAACTAACTGAGAAGCAAAAAACACTCCTTAGTTTATGCATGGACCCTGAAACTAAAATAATTTTTATTTCAGGACCTGCTGGTAGCTCTAAAACATACATGGCGATATACTCGGCCCTAAGAATAATGCAAGAATCTAGAGATATGGACTTGCTGTACATTAGAACTATTATAGAAAGTGCAGAAAGGGGTTTAGGGGCATTACCAGGAGATTTGCAAGAAAAATTTAATCCCTATATCATGCCTTTATTGGAAAAACTTGATGAAATAATACCCGCTGAAACCACATCAAAAAAAGAGCTGCTGCAAGATAAAAGAATCGATGCGATGCCCATAAATTTCTTAAGAGGAGCTAGCTGGAAAAACAAAATTGTAATTATGGATGAAGCTCAAAACGCAACAATAAAAGAGCTAACAACTCTAGTTACAAGAATAGGGGAAAACACTAAGTTATTTATTTGCGGAGATTTGATGCAAAGTGATATAAATGGGAAAAGCGGATTTAATGAAATCATTAAAATTTTTAATGATGAAGAGAGTTCAGATAAAGGCATCCATACTTTTAAGTTTAACACTTCAGACATTAAGAGAAGTGCAATATTAAAATTCATAATTAAAAAAATATCAGATCATGGAAGTAGTGAAAAATAATTTATTAAAATAGATTTTTTTTAAATATTAAATAATATTATATTTAATACCAATGATTGAAATTATAATAGCTTTAATCTCTTCTGCTACAACAGTTTTCGTTGTGCTTTTCAAACAAAAACATCAATCTCAAAAATTTAGAGATAGTTTCTCGGATATTGCGAACAATCCACAAGTTGAAGAATTTAGCATTCATATTAAAAATAAAAAGGGGTTTCGATTTGAGACTAATGCATGTGAGTTAGTCACTAAAAACGACAGACTTAAAATTTCAATTGGGTATTCTGATGGAGTCTCGGATGATTTAGTAAAATCTAATAGCATCCAAGCGAATTTAATACATGGTAAATTAGAAAGGTTATTTTATGGCTAATATTTATTGTCCTAATTGCGGGAAAAAACATTTTTTTAATTTAAAAAGACCTGAAAAATGCGATAGTTGTGGGTCTAGTTTTTCTCCAAATAATAACAAAAACATACCTCAGAAGAAAAACGAATATTCAGTTTCTGAAAAGACACAAAATTTAAATACATCATATGACGAGGATTACTCAGAATCTTTATCCGTCCCTAAAATAAAATCTTTAGCATATGATCTAAATTTCGAAGGTATTTCCAAAACTATAAAAGGTAAAGATATCATAGGAGAGGCTCCGACTAAAACAAAACAAAACGATCACAAGTGGAAAAGAAAAGTTACGAAGCATTCGAAGAGCAAATAGATCACGAACTTAAAAAACGTAAGGGTAAATGGAGGCTCAGCTCTATAGCTTGGATGGATTACGATGATGTTTGTCAAATTATTAGAGCTCATATATTTAAAAAATGGGACCAATGGGACCAAATTAGACCCCTAGCCCCTTGGGTTAATAAAATCATAACTAATCAAATTAAAAACTTGTTAAGAAATCACTACCAGAATTATGCTAAGCCTTGCATCAATTGCCCTTTTAGCTCATCTAGTGGTATTGACGACTCTTGCTCTTTCACTGTAACTCAATTACAAGACAGCAATTGTCCATTATTCAAAAAATGGAATAAGAGTAAGAAATATGCATATAGTGTTAAACTTCCATTATCCATTGAAGATAATCTCCATAAATTAACTAACCATGACCCGAATTACTTACACTCAATAGAAGATTCTATTGGCAAGGTTAATCAAATTCTCAAAGAGAAGCTTTCTGAAAAACAATTTTTCATTTACAAAATCCTCTTTATAGACAGAGCTAGCGAAGAAGAAGTTGCTGAAATTCTAGGATATAAGACTTCTGAAAAAGGAAGAAAAGCTGGATACAAACAAATAAAAAACCTAAAGATGAAATATAAAAAAATGGTCATCGATATAATTGATAAAAACGATATTCTATTTTAATGAAATTGAATTCTGATCAAAAAAAATTTATCGATGCAAACTATATACAAATACCAGATATCGATCAATTAACAAGGACTTTATTTCAAAACGAAAAACTTGATGGAAGAAATAAAGAAGGCAAGGCTGTGGCTGCATATATGCTTGAAAGGGGTTATGGATACAAGACTAGGGTCCATGCTAAAGTCAAATCAATAGAACTCTCTGAATCTCAAAAAAGCCTAATATTAGAATATAGTGAAGATGATTTAAGTAGCCTGCAAATTGCTCAATTAATTTTTCAAGATAGAGAAGTTAAAAATTTAAGTATGGAGCAAAGAGCTGTCGCAGACTTTTTAAAAACAAATAAAAAAGGCTTCATAAAGCCTTCTGATTTGGATTTTGACAATAAATACGAACCTCCAAAAAGCTTAGATTCTATTGTGGCAAAAATTAAAAAGCTATCCCATGCGAATATTGCTGATAAATACATAGATTTAAAAAAGCAAGATAAAGATAAAGTAGATAATTTGAAAAAATATTTATCTTCACCTCGTTTTAGTCAATTAATGAACACATATCGATGCGATAATGCAGAACTCTTTGAGTCTGAATTTATAATGGCTACATGGGATAAGCCAGATTTAACCGCAGACGAAGTCAATCTTTACATAAATGTATGTGTTGATTATGTTAACTTAAAAACCATACAAAGAAACATGGACAAGCTAAATGCTATGTTTGATGACTGCGAAGATCAAACCGAAATGTCTGTCAAGTTGGCTGAAATTTTAAAAGCTAAATCCTCAGAATATCATCAATGCGAACAGAGGCAAGAGTCATTAATTAAAAAACTTAATGGCGACAGATCTGTCCGAATGAAAGACAAGAAAAATCAGTATGCCTCTGTTTTGAATTTAGTTCAATCTTTTCAGGAGTATGAAGAAAGAAAAAGAATGATTGAGATAGCTGAAAAACAAAAAATGCTAGTAAATGAAGAAGCAGATAGAGTGGAAAGTATGGATAGTTGGAAGGCTAGAATTTTAGGGTTAAGGAGGGACGATGTTTTATGAAAAATAACCAAGAATTGTACTACTATAAAGTTTCTAAAGTGATTAAAGTTGTAGATGGCGATACGGTTGATGTTATGCTTGATCTCGGTTTTGATATACATATTAAATGTAGAGTTCGGTTAATGGGCATCGATGCTCCAGAGACAAGAACCAAAGACAAAGCCGAAAAGAAGAGAGGAATGGCATCAAAAGCCAGATTAAAAGATTTGCTTAAAGATGGTTTAATGTTACATTCTCATGGAAAGGGTAAATTTGGTAGAATACTTGGGGAGTTTTATTCATGTGGAGTGAATCTAAACGCCATAATGGTTGCGGAAGGGCATGCTAAAGAATATTTCGGAGGAGAAAGGTAAAACTAAATGAACCTCGATTCGCTTACATGTAAAGTGTGCGGTAAAACTTTCACATCTTTAAAAGGTAAGCATTTACATATAAGCAAGTTTCATAATACTTCGCTTAAAGAATACTACAAAACATTTTATCCAAAACTCAGTTTATTATATCAAAAACCTATACCGTTTAAGGATGTAAATCAATACAAAAACACTGATTTTATTAGTAGATCTGAGTTGATTGAGTGGAGCTTAAAATCAAATAAAAAAGAAGTCCAAGATTACTTGATAAAAATTTTGCAAAACAGAAAGAAAGCCAAAAATATTAAATTTTCTTTAAGTGAAATTGAGCTGGAGCTTTGTGATTTTCCCACTATAGCTGTCTATCAAAAAATTTTTGGAAGTTACTCTGAAGTCTGTGTAAAAATAGGTTTTAATAATTTCCTAAACAGAAACATTCCCTTAAACTTTTTCGAAGATGAAAGTTATGATGATTTAAAAATTTTTATAGATACTCGAGAGCAAAAACCTATAAAATATAATAATTCCGATTTTATGAAATTGGATTTTGGAGATTATACAGCTGCTGGCAATTTCTATGATTACACTTTTATTGATAGAAAAAGCGAGCAAGATTTCAAATCAACTCTTAGCGGTAAAAATTTTGAAAGATTCAAGAGAGAACTGGATAGAGCTAGAGAATTTGATTCTTATGTTTTTGTTGTGGTTGAGAGCGATATAGATAAAATTAAAAAAAATAACTTATTTTCTCCTCATAAATCTAAATTACCCTACATATGGCATAACTTGAAAGAGCTGTGTCAGGATTATAAAGACTGTTGTCAGTTTGTTTTTGCAGGAAATAGAAATGGATTGAAAAAAATCATACCAAAAATATTATTATATGGTAAGCAGCTCTGGAAAGTTGATTTGCAATATTTCATTAACAAACAAATACAATTAAAAAAATGAACAATAAACCTGAAACCTTATGGTCTTTAGATTTTATCTTTAACTTAAAAGATTGTGATATTAAATTTGAAGAAAAAACCATAAAAAATATCGGACAATCCCTGGGTGAGTTAATTGATCCTGGCGGAGAAATCATAGGAATCGTTAATGATTTTGGAGAGCATTGCGAAGACATGCATGGATTAAGGTTTTTCCATGAAACTCAGAATTGTTTAATCACAGGCCATTTTATTTTTAAGTCAAAAAATATATATTTAAATATACATTCTTGTGCTGGATATAAACCAAGTGTGGTGCTCGCTAAAGTTATTGAATTAATGAAACCTAAAACTTACAGCGCTCAAAAAGTTTACAGAGAATGAGTTGGGATGCTGGAGAGCAGCAAAGAGCTATTAAGGAAGATTTTAATAAGCTTTTGCTACAGAAAAAAGGTTTTATCGAAGAAGATGAAGCTCAAATTTTGTTGTATAAATTTTTAAGGGAAAATATTACTTTTGCAACTCATTTAATAGCTGGCGTTGATTTGTTTCCCTTTCAACATATGGCCATCAAAGCAATGTTTGAAACTGATTACACTTTAGGAGTGTGGTCTCGTGGTATGTCTAAATCTTTTACAACAGGGATATATGCTTTTTTAGATGCGATATTCAATCAAGGAGTTGAGATCGGAATTCTATCAAAATCATTCAGGCAATCCAAAATGATTTTTAAAAAAATTGAAGATATTGCAGCCAAACCAGAGGCAGCTCTTTTAGCCCAATGTATTACTCATAAATCTAAAAGTAATGACGAATGGTTGATGGAAATAGGAAGCTCAAGAATTAGAGCCTTGCCTTTAGGGGATGGATCTAAATTGCGGGGATTCCGTTTTCATAGAATTATCATTGATGAATTCTTACTGATGCCAGAAAGAATTTATAACGAAGTTATTGTGCCCTTTCTTTCTGTAGTTGAAAATCCCGTAGAGAGAGAAAGAATGTATAATGTTGAAACCGAGTTAATTAAACAAGGAAAAATGAAAGAGGAGGATAGACGTCAATGGCCAAATAATAAATTAATAGCTCTCTCTTCCGCGTCTTATAAATTTGAGTATTTATATAAACTTTATGAACAATTTGAGGGTCTTATATCTGGTAAAATCGTAGAAGACGGGGGAAATGCTACTAGGTGTATTATGCAGTTTAGTTATGATTGTGCTCCCAAAAAATTGTATGATGAAAATTTAATTTTACAGTCTAAAGCCACTATGAGCCAATCTCAATTTGATCGAGAGTTTGGCGCGATTTTCACAGATGATAGTTCTGGATATTTCAAAACTTCCAGAATGGCTTCTTGCACGATTCCAGCTGGAGAATCTCCTTCTGTTGAAGTAAAAGGAGATCCCACATCTGATTATTTAATTTCTTTTGACCCTAGCTGGGCTGAATCTGAAAGTTCTGACTTTTTCGCCATACAGGTGTTTAAACTTAATAACGAAACTAAACAAGGCACCTTGGTGCATGCATATGCACTAGCAGGAACGAACCTAAAGCACCATATTTTTTATTTTCACTATCTTTTAAAAAATTTTAATATTAAATTCATAGTCGGAGATTATAACGGCGGACTACAATTTCTTAATGCATGTAATGAAAGCAAAATATTTAAAGATTCAAAAATAAAAATACAAAACTTAACCCCAGCTTTTGATAATCCAGAAAATTATAAAGAAGATCTCAACTTAGGGAAAAGAGAATATAATCCATCAACATACAAATATTGTATACTAAGAAAACCATCATCAGCATGGATAAGATCAGCCAACGAGCTTCTCCAAGCAAGCTTCGACCATAAAAGAATATGGTTTGCAGCAAGAGCCATCAACGACAGCTATTCCGAACAGATAAAACATAACATACCCATTGATAATATTAAATTCTTAAACACAGCCTCTAATGAAGAAAAACAATCAATAGGAGCAAAGATGATTGATTTCGTCGAACACCAATCTGATATGATTGATTTAACGAAAACGCAGTGCTCTCTTATTCAAATCAAAACAACCCCGCAAGGAACACAAACATTTGATCTACCAGATACTTTAAAGAGGACTACAGGCCCAAATAAAGCCCGTAAAGATGCCTATTCGGCCTTAGTGTTAGGTAATTGGGGGATTAAGATATATAACGATATAAAATCTCATAAAGAGCATTATGTAGACAATTCTTTCACCCCCATGTTTATAAAATGAAAACCCATGCCTTAAATATAGATTCCACTCTTGACGATTTTATTAACTTAATAAGAAATATTATTTCGCTAGACCCAGAACAATCCCAAAATACTATTATCAAAATAATAGACCCCTCGGCTTCTAATACATTTAATGAACTTTATAGCCATCGACATTTAGACAATAAGAAATTAGCATATAAAAATTTTTTAAAACCCAATTTGGACTTGTATAAAACTCCAAACATTTTTATAGGAAATATATTTTTAGATTATAATTTTGTTGAATATATTTCTATTTGTTGCCCAGTAAAATTGCTTAAAGAAGAGTATCTTAATGCTTTTGAAGATTTAAGGCTTTTAGTAAGCATTCTTTACAGGAGATTCATTTTAAACACTAAAAAAATACTTATATGTATTTATTCTTCGATTGATCATCAAGATAAAATCAAAAAATTAAAAAACACGATTTGGTATAAAGATTTTTCCAGAAATAGTAATTTGAATTTCTTTGAAATTTATGGCGGAGCTGAAAACACTTACACTAAAGGCGGAAAAGTTTTTCTAAATGTTGAAGAGGGGTATGACAAGTTGAGCTTGAAAACTTTTAAAATGATTGAGCACTTCAATAAGTATTATGATTTCGACTATTTACTTAAAATAGATTCTTCAATTATAGATAGAGATTCTTCGATAAGACAATACACGTTTCACAATTTCGAGAACAACTTTAGATATAAACTCTTTGAACGAGATTATGACGGAGTTTTAAATGTAGAAAACCACAATTTTAGGTATATTCATCAATGGGCTCAATCTAAAAACATGAAAGCATATCCAGAAAAAATTTTTAAAAATGAAAAAATACCAGATTTTTGGGGTGGTAACGCATATGCTTTATCAAAAAAATCTTGTAAAATTTTATCTCAAAATAGGGAGGTTTTTCATGATTTCAAACAATATATGTGCGGTTGCGAAGATTTGTGCGTAGGGTACATATTGAAAAAAAACGGTATTAAAAACTGGAATTAATTCAACCATCTTTTATATATAATATATGCATGTTTTTACATATTACGACGCCTCTGTTGGTCACCCAGGACAATCAGAACTTATAGAATTGTGGAAGAAAAGCTGGGAGAATAAAGGCTTCACACCCGTGGTCTTAACTAAGAGTCACGCTGAAGACCATAGTTATTTCAAAGAATACACAGAACAAATAGATGAAATACATAAAAAAATTATGTATGGCATTCCTGTTCGAAGTTATGGATTATCATGTTACCATAGGTGGTTGGCATATGCCACACATGGTTCAAAGCACTACTGTTCCCTAACATGCGACTATGATGTCATAAACTTGAGTCTTGATGTAAATGAGGCTCGTAAATATCTAGAAAAATATGGAACAAAAATTGTTTTTCATCATGGGACTACCCCTTGTTTAGTTTCTGGCCAAAGAGATTTGTTTGAATTTTTATGTAAAGAAATCGTTAGAATATCCAATAAAAATGTGCATTTACTTAAAAACACTATACATCCCCATTATAATGATCAAGAATTTGTTCAATTCAATCGGTCAGATTTATTTTTAGGACCAAATAGAAACAAATTTGAAATTAATAACTCACTCGCTCATGAAAGAATAATAGGGGACTATGAACACTCTATCCACGATCTCTCCAAGAAACTAATTCACTTTTCACATTATTTCTGTGACTTGGCTAGAATAAAATTAAAGAAACCAGGTATGCCTATTGACGACGTTAGAATTAAAATAGTTTCTAAAATGCTCGATTTTGATAAAACCTTTTTTGATTGTTTATAATGTTAAAAAATTCAATATCTAATTTTCATAATTTAATATATATCCACATACCTAAAACTGGAGGCAATTCAATAAAACATTCCTTGGGTCATTTCGATGGGGACTCTCATTTCAAACTGAATGATTTTGATTCAAGTTATTCGGATTTCAGGTTTGCCGCTTTTGTTAGGAATCCTTGGGATAGAGTCTTTAGCGCTTATTATTATTTATTGCACAATGGGTCTGGCAATAATTTAGACCTTAACAATAAAAAACAATATATTGATCCTTATAATTCGTTTGAATCCTTTATTCTTCATGGGTTAAAGGAAGCTTCCCTTCAATGTATTCACTTTGTCCCTCAAATAGAATTTTTGAAAAGTAAAAATCATAAAATGTCTTTCATTGGAAAGCTAGAACATATGATATCTGACTTTTATTTAATGTGTCACTGTCTTCAATTAAAACCGTCTGATCATATTTGTAAAATCAATCAATCATTTAAACCTGATTATCGCAATTATTTCACTCATGAAATGAAGGTTCGTTTATATAATACTTATATGGATGATTGCAATATCCTTGGCTATCGATTCGATGAAGCCACCGTTATAAATTCGGGCCTAGCTTATGTTTAAGATTAATCGATTCCTTATTTTAGAATTTTAATTAAATAAACCTGTCGGCGTGGTAAAATTTTCTATATAAATCAATTCGTGTGAAATCCTGAAACTTTGCAAGCTAAAGTTTTGGTTTACAGTGGATTCTCTCCCTGCCTGATTGTTGACACTAATGTTTCCAATTTTTAAGACATCGATGGGCGAAATAGAATTTATTTTTTCGTTAAATTGATCCACCGCTACACCATTAATATATAAAATATATACACCTTCATTATTGCATATAGCTATATGATGCCAATTTGTTCCAAATGCATTATTTGATGATAAAATTTGTTTGCCTCTAAAGTTTATTGTGATTTGGCCGTCTGCGTTTTCTGTATCTTCAGGGAGCCCGTCTATATTAATTTGTAATTCTATTCTAGAATCGGTAGATATATTACTGTCTGCCCAATGAACCAATGTATGCTTTGCTTCGTTTTGTAAATTTTGATTATATTTTATCCAAAACTCTATTGTGAAGGCACTGTCGCTTAAACCTTCAATATATGTTGATATTTCTTGATTTTCAGTAAAATTTATGGTTCTAGCTCCGAAAAGAGCACTAACATTATTAGCTTTAACTTCGCTCGTATTAGTTATAGCTCTTCCAAATGGACTTAAGTCTTTCACCTCTTCATCAACTAAGATTTTAGTCATTAATGCAGTCCCCATTCTGGTAAACCCTCTTTGAGTTGACGTGCTTTCGCCAAAAATAATATTTTCATCTAACATGGAGAATGTCATATACCCATAATCTGATATTGCTTTTACTAAGTACCATGTCCCTGTTGAATGATTTTTTGCGAAAAGGTTTAATTGTCCACTCCCTCCTACGATTAACATTTTTTCACTTGAGCTTTCTTTACTAAACCTTTGCATTTTTATATTTCTTCCAAGGTATCTTTTGTTTTGGTCTCCTCTTATATTTTGTAAATAAGAATAAGTCCCGCTGGCATTTTTTTGAAATATAAAAACATCCCCTCTCAAGTCAAATCTTCCATTCTGACTTGCTCCAGCCGCCAATGTGTCTTTGTCGATAGCCAAGGATCTGCCATATAAAGCACTGGTCCAGTTCAGACTTGGCGCTGATACCGTTTGTAAGAGTCCCCAATTGCCATCAGTTTGTTTTTTATAAACTTGCACTCCATTCTTTGTATAATTGAAGGCCATAAATCCATCTTTCACATCCATTGCATATCCGCCAGCATCTGCATTACTTTGTGCTGGATTTTTTATAACAACAGAGTCAAAAACCCAAGTGCCAGAAGAAGAGTTTTCTAATTTATATTGCAAGACCATGCCTTTATAGCGGGTATTACTCCAACTATCCCCCTCGACTATGTCCCTGCAAACATAAAAAATATCTTCATCAACAACAATGTCATTTACCGTCCCCCAAGTTAGAATATTGCCTATTCCCGCTGGCGCTGGATCAAATAATTGAATTAAATCCCATTGACCTTGACCCACTTCCTTATAAATATATATAGTGCCTTTAAGCTGGTTGGTCCAGTTGGCGGATAAATCATTTCTCTCTCCAGCAACTATGGCCATAAATTTTCCACCACCAGCTTCTTCGCTTAATGAATACATAAGTACTTGATATCCGAATTGTTCTCTTAATCCATATTGATAATTTCCAACACTATTGCTACCACTGGAAAATTTGCTCATTTGTAATGCGTTTGGGATCCATGTTTCTATTGTAGAATCTAATGACCATGAATCAGATTTTTTGTATATATAATATCTTGGTTTATTGTTTGTTATATTAGGTTTAGCTTGAACAACCATAAGATCTCCAGACACAACAACAACCATGTTTCCAAATTGTCCATTTTTAGGGTCTAGTCTGCTGGGGGTGTTTATGTCTTGTATTTTTGTTAGGTTTCCGTTTTCTTCAATTTCACAAACCGTTATTTGGTCTTCTGTTTCGACATTGCTTATTTTTCCATCAATGACTGTCGATTTTTTACACAATACTGCTTGATTCTGATTTTTATCAAAACCTAATAAAGTATATCCATTGTTTTCTCCGATTATATTTGTTAAATGCGAATCATGGTTGATAAAAGAGAAAGACCCATCTGTTTGGTTAATTCTAAATCTAGACACTATTATTTTGTATCTGTTATTGGATAAATCTTGCTCGTTATCAGCTTTTGTATTGCCATTTGAGCAAATATATAAAACGATTTCTCCGTCAGACTTTTCTTTTAAATAACATCCACCAGCTGATCCTGCAGGCCAAATAGAATCCCAGTCTCCAAAATTTTTAATATCTATAGCTTGTTTAAATAACCAATTTCCGCTTTCATCTTTTACGAATGTTTTATATATTACTTCGCCATTTTCAACAACACTGATAACTATTATATTATTATGCAATGCTATTCCATATCTTCCTATATCTGGGGATGAGTCATCAGATCCCGAACTAATAAAACTAGAAAAAGCCCATTTATTAGTAGATGGATTTTTTTCAAAAACTACAATTACACCGTTTTTTTGGTCGTCTGTAAGTCTCAAATCAACAGAAACTATCATAGTGTTTTGATGGATGTCTATACTTCTAATGTTATGTTTCTGACTGTAATATGATGCTCCATCAGGTATATTTGCATATTGCAATAATTCTTCAAAAGGAAACTTTATTATCTGGAAAATAGCCCATCCATCTGGCTTCGAATATGCAGAGCCCACATTAGAGGTAAAATAATCAGAGGTATCTTCATATATGTATATTTCCCCCATTGACAGGTTTAAAAATTGTTCGTCTTCAGGTGCTCCTTCAATGAAGTTCCAAGATGGCGATCCAATTACTGCAATTGTTTTCCCGTCTATCGCTACATTTTTTGCCGAAGTTTGCGTTTCATCAAGAAAGTCAGAATTAGGATTTACTGGCCCTAATATTTCATCACTGATAGTTTTTACATCTATTTTCTCAAAAGTTAAAGTATCTGCTTGTATTAAAAGTTTAGTACTTGGACTTTCCCCGATTAAGGAGCTCGGAAAAGATATTGGCATTTCTGAAACTTCATAAAGTTTTCCATCTTCTTCGGTGTGGTAAATTTTATTCAAATGGCTCGCATCAATAAGGGGTGGTGGTTCAAGATTCGAATCTGAGTCATATTGTGGGCCAAAAGATATTTGAGTTAAGCTGCTAGATTCGCTAGTGCAGAAAAGTCGTTGATTCGGAACATTAGGCCATGAAATTTCTCCAACCTTAACGACGTCTTTATGAGCGAGGGTTTTGTCTGTCTGGTTGTAATCGAATGAGTGTAGGTAAATTGCATGTATAGGCCAAGTCAACCCCTCAGACAATAGAATCAGGAGTTTATACCCTCCAGTTTCGGTTTTATATATTCTGCCATGAAGAGGGCTCAAGGACCCTTCAGTTTGTTTGAAGTCTAGATCTAAAGTTTTCACAAACAATGAGCCGTCTTGAGTGTCGAGTAAACTTTCGAAACTAGCGGTTCTAGATTTATCTAGATCGAGAATATGAATATTTGTTCCTGTAGCAGGGTCGATAGCAAACATCTCTGTACTCTGCAACGATTCAGACCCAACAAGAAAGGGGTGAGCTCTTAGATGTGATTGCTTGGTGATCGCACTAGTTTCAACATCAATATGCCAAACCCCATACCCATCAACACTGCCTGTTGAAATTGGAGCCGTTACATAAATGTATTTGTTCGTTGAAGAATAGCTTTCTATTATTTGTGTCGGCCCAACTCGCCCTGCAGCACTTTCGTATGCAGTTGCGTCGTCCCAACTTTCCCTGCCGTGTTGAGACCATTTAGCTCCTATAAATTCTTTTTGAGGCACAACTTGTTGATAAGAAGCTTTTTGAACCCATGTGTCAGACTCTAATTTGTACAACAATACACTATCGTTTTCATAATTCTCTGCACTGATATAATACCCGCTTTTTACGGCTACCAAAAAAATTCCACCTAGAGTATTTGGACAATTTAGAATTTTGAAGCGTAAGAAATAACAATCGGGTATATCCCAACCCATGTCTATTCCTACAGTATTGTATACCTTGAAAGTATTGCTCGCGGTTAAAAAAGAGATGTACTGGCCATCGTTGCTAGTGTCGAAATACCTTCGTTTATCGAAATCGACTGCTAATGTTTGATCTAACGACCAATCACTTGTATTCATAAACGCGAACGTGACCAATATTGTTATTCTGAGGAGCTCCAATCGCAACGACGGTTCCGTCTGAACTTAAAGATATTGAATATCCGCTTCTATCGTTAGCAGCTTCACCATCTATTGATTCCCCAATTTGCGCCCAAGCTCCACCGTTATTTTGATAAACACGAACACGTCCAGTACGGCTATTAGTTCTCCATGATCCAATTGCAACTATTGTTCCGTCTGAACTTAATGACACTGAAGCTGAACCGATATCAGTAAATTCACTATCCTCTCCAATTTGTTCCCAATTTCCTGAATTATACTGATATACTCGAACAAGGTCGCCACCAGAGCCAATCACAACAACGGTTCCGTCTGAACTTAATGACGTTGACCATCCAAATGAAGCATATCTAGTTATACCTTCGATGTCTTGACCAATTTGCACCCAAGTTTCCGAGGAGTTTTGGTATCCATAAACACGAACATGACCAATATTGTTATTCTGAGGAGCTCCAATCGCAACGACGGTTCCGTCTGAATTTAATGATACTGACCGTCCGCTGTTGTCATATATAGCTTCTCCGTCAATATCTTGACCCATTTTCGTCCAAGTGTCTGAAGTGCTTTGATATTGGTAAACCCGAACATGGCCAGAATCTTGTCCATTGTCATCATTACGAAGCGCTCCGATTGCAACAATTGTTCCAGACTGGTTGAGGCTCACCGAATGTCCGCTTTCATCTCCCACAGCTTCTCCTTCAATATCCTGACCGATTTGTGTCCAATTATTTGAAGAGCTTTGATATTCAAAAATGCGAACATAGCCAGTAAGTGAATTCATCAAATTTGCTCCAATCGCAAGGATATTTCCATCCGAACTTAGCGATACTGAATATCCATTTCTAGTATTACCGACTTCACCTTTTATATCTTGACCCATTTGTGTCCAAGTTCCTGAAATATTTTGATAAACCCGAACCATGCCTGCATCATTTTTAGAATCATCGTCATGAAAAGGAGCTCCAATTGCGACAATTGTTCCGTCTGAATTCAATGATGTTGACCATCCACTTTCATCACCAGCAGCTGCCCCGTCTATATCATCACCTATTTGCGTCCAAACTAACATAGGCACCTCAAACTTACTTATAATTGCATCGGCCCCGTGATCATATTGTAATGGATCTTTTAAAACTAAAGATCCGAATGATAAGATTTGGTTAGTCTCTTCTATTTCGGTTCCTGGATCTATGACAATGCTATCGCCCTCAGAGAAAATTTGTTGATCCGATTCTTGAATTTGTAAAACAGTGTCTCCTGCACTTACGGGCTCAATTAAACCTGTAAATGGGACACAATCTTCCCCCCATTTTGGTAAACCTGCACCTGCAGGATCTGTGAGCCCAGGAATAGGGGTAAGATCGACAAATTGGCTAGAGCTTGTGATTTTAGAAACACACCAATGTCTCAAATCAAAAACCTGGCCAGGAGCAAATTCTGTTAATTTCATGCAAAAGTAGAACATGGCAGTCATGTTTGTCACATTTTCAGTCTTCCAGAGTTTTACATTTAATGAAGGCAATGCTCTACATTCAGCAAACATGTAGCTCATGTCCGTTACATTGCTAGTGTCCCAAGTAGATACATTTAACGAGGTGAGGGCTTGGCAGTTGTAAAACATTTCTTTCATGCTAGTAACTTTGCTGGTGTCCCACTTTGACAGATCCAATCTGGTGATATCTGTCATGCCTTTGAACGCTCCATCCATATTGGTTACTTTACTAGTATCCCAATCTTCTATTGGCCCATATTTAGATATTGTCAGGTCTGGATCTTCTCTAAACTCAGCCATTCTAGTTGGAAAATCCATCGGCTCCTCAATCGAAATACTATATACACGAGTAGCTCCTGCATCTCTAGCAAATTCATCATTAGAAGGAGCTCCGACTACAAGGATATTTCCAGCTGAGTTTATAGAAATTGATCTTCCATAACCTTGTTCGGGAATTTTTCCTTTAAGATCTTGACCTATTTGTTTCCAAGTATCTGAAGTGCTTTGATATTGGTAAACCCAAATCCAACCAGAATTCTGTATGTCATCGGGGCTGGCATTTGGAGATCCGATTGCAACGATATTTCCAGCTGAGTTTATAGATACTGTACTTCCATGACGTTGTTCGGGAATTTTTCCTTTAATATCTCCACCTATTTGCGTCCAAGCTCCATCTATATTTTGGTAAACCTGAACATGACCAGAATTCTGTATGTCATCGGGGCTGGCATTTGGAGATCCGATTGCAACGATATTTCCAGCTGAGTTTACAGATACTGAATATCCATTACTTTGTGGGGAAGATGTTCCTTTAATATCTTCACCTATTTGTGCCCAAGTATCTAAAGTGCTTTGATATTGGTAAATGCGAACATAGCCAGCACTCTGTATGTCATCGGGGCTGGCTTGTGGTGCTCCGATTGCAAGGATATCTCCAGCTGAGTTTATAGATACTGAAAATCCGCTTTGATCACGTGATTCATCACCATCAATATCTTGACCTATTTGTTCCCAAGCTCCATCTATATTTTGGTAAACCCGAACATGGCCTGCAAGAGCTCCATTACCATCGTTAGATGGAGCTCCGATTGCAACGATATTTCCAGCTGAATTTAAAGATACTGATTGTCCGCTATGATCGCCTCCCTCTTCACCATCGATATCTTGACCTATTTGTGTCCAGGTATCTGAGGTACTTTGATATTGGTAAACCCGAACATGGCCTGTCATAGATCCATCAATGTCCTTGTTTTTAGGTGCTCCGATTGCAACGATATCTCCAGCTGAGTTTATAGAGACTGAATATCCGCTTTGATCGCCGAATTCGTTGCTGCCTTCACCATCAATATCTTGGCCCATTTGTGTCCAAGTTCCATCTATATTTTGGTAAACCCGAACACGGCCTGCACCTCCATTATATGTTAATGCTCCGATTGCAACAATATTTCCAGCTGAGTTTACAGATACTGAAATTCCGCTTTCATCTCTTGCAGATTCGCCAAAAATATTTTCACCGATTTGTGTCCACTCTCTAACTAATTCAGGAAATAAAATACTTGGATATGCTTTTTGCAGTTCAGGAACTTCTTCAAGCTCGCCTTCATCAGTGATATGAATGGTTTTATTTAAGTGGCTCGCATCAATAAGAGGTGGTGGTTCAAGATCCGAATCTGAGTCATATTGTGGGCCAAAAGATATTTGAGTTAAACTGCTAGATTCGCTAGCGTAGAAAAGTCGTTGATTCGGAACATTAGGCCATGCAATTTCTCCAACCTTAACAACGTCTTTGTGAGCGAGGGTTTTGTCTGTATAGTTGTAATCGAATGAGTGTAGGTAAATTCCATGGATGGGCCAAGTCAG